ACCATCATAATCTTGGAAATACTCTACTATCTGTATCTGATCTATGTATGCTACCGCATCTATTAAGTCATCGTGTAACTGTGAGTTAGGGAAGTTGACTAACTGATCAATAAACTCATTGTTCCAAGATCCATAGTTTAACGAGACTTTTCCGTGTTCAAAGCGACCTTGGAGAGCCCAGACAATTCGATCTGTTTTCTTTTGGTTACCATGAGTAACGTCATCAATCCTAAAGTAGTGATTGTGCCTACGCATAAGGTCAGTAAGGTAAGGTAATGCTGCATTCTTTAGACTCCCTTTTTCAATACCAACTGCTACGGGTTCGTACTTAACAACTGCAGACATTATCTGAGAACAAGTCTCTTTAATATCCCATCTACCATGTAATACATCTGCGATCCACCAACCACCATCGTGGACCTTGACAACAGCTATAGCCGTTTCATCAAGCTTTTTATTTTTATTACCTGACTCTCTATCCACATTGATAAAGCCAGCCAAGTCAACTGCAACGAAATAACGACCTTCACTAGGTTCTTCTTCATCTATTTTTATCCAATCTTCTTTAAATAAATCACGACTTGCTGCTTCAAAGGAAGCTAAGAACTCTTGTCTAAACGCAAAGCTAGACATAGATAACTTAGCGGCTTCAATCTCATCCTTTGGAAGAAGAGGATTATCATAAGAAGTGTAGTGAAACGACTTCCAATCCTTATCCTTCTCTCCCTCAGAGTATTTAAATAACTCGTAGAAGTGATTACGCCCTTTAGGTGTCCCAATAAATAGAGCACCACCCCTAACGTCTGCTAACGCTGGTCTCAAGATCTGTTCGAATACCTGAGGTTTCATGTCAGCATACTCATCGATTACAACGTATGCTAGACCAACACCCCGAAGAGTATCTGGTCTATCAGAACCCTTAAGGTAAATCTTACGTCCATTAATAAGAGTCAACACTGAGGTATTCTCGTGGGCAGATGCTGTCACATCTCGTGCTATCTCTTTTAGAAGAGACCAGAGAATATCCCTTGCTTGCTGATAAGTAGGTGCTACGTAGAACACATCCTTCTCAGTACTCTTTAGTGCCTCAATGATCAAGGTCCAAGCTGCTAGACGAGACTTACCAAAGCGTCGTCCTGCTGCAACTACTTTGAACCTATGTGGATCGTTGAATATCTCTAACTGTTTATCGTGAAGCTTTACCTGTAGATTTGCCATAGATTAGAAGGAGAATCCACCTTTAATCATAAGGTCATATCCTTTGGGTGTTAGTCTACCTGATGCATCTACAAAGCCATTGTCAGATAGTTGTTTGTGAAATTGACCATAGACTTCAGGAGTCTTAGTGTTAGCATCATAACCAAACCCAGCATCCATACTATTACTTCTATCTACCATTGGTATTTGAAAAGAAGTATCTAAAGACCTATCAGTAGCATTCACCTGGAACCCATCTCCTTGATAACTACCATAGTAATTACCTTTAGTATCAGTTCCCATATTATAGGGACCAGTTGCATAGTTTATATTGTTTACACCAGCTGTAGTACCAGAAGCAGATAACTCACCCTCAGGTGTATAGTAAGAACCTCTAACATTGGTAGGTCCACCTAGTTGTTTAGAAGCCCCTACTGAACCATACTGTCCTTCATAGGATACATCTCCCTGTAGGACTCTAGAAGCTAGGTCTCCTAAAAGAGAAAGAGACATATTACCTAACTTCTTAGAAAGATTTATAGGTCCAGAGGGAACTAGACCATACTGAGTGAATTTATTACTCTCATCCATTTTCTATCTCTTCCTCTGTATACTCTGCTTCAATCGGGTCTTCGTTTTCTTTTATGCCTACTTCACCTACACCCATGATCTGAATAGTAATCCCCTTGTTACCCTTATTCTCTTTCTCGAAATAAGATGTAGGGATCATGCGATCTATAAGCAGTTTGAGACAAGCCATCTGATCAGAGTCGTTGTCATCTAAAGCTTTGTCCATTACTTTCTTTACTACAAGAGTACTCTTACCTGTGAGCATAGCAGCAAGAATCTCTTGCGACTTAGCCTTAGTTTTCTCTGGTAGAATAGCAGGTGGAGTGTAGTCCCTTTTAGGAGGAGCAACCTTAACGGTTAATCCAAGAGCAGCTCTAATCTTGTTAGTCTCCTCTCTACTTCTCCTACCCTTTCTACGAGGCTTGGTAGCCTTTGCCGTATCTTTTACGTCTTCCATTTAGTTGTTCCCAGGTTTAGACCTCTTGCGTTTTACTTCCTTTGCTGCATTCGCTTTAGCCGAGATGACTCGTACATTAGACTTCTTAGTAGAACCCCCAGAGTCTAACGGCTTCTTGTGATCCGCTTGTCTGGGGTCCCCTACTTTAAGTCCAGAGTCTTTACGAGCTTTATTACGAGCAGCACGGTCTTTAACACGCTTCTTACTTTGTTCGTGTTCCCAGTCTAACTCTTTTTTATAATCTCGTTTACCGTTTGTGGTAAAAGGCATACTGGTTATCTTACTTCTTTAGAGTACGTTTAACGTTAGGAAGAACTGCTTTAGGATTACCGCTACCTACAGGACCACCTTTACCAACACCCATTGGTTTCGGTTTACCAACCAAGTTAGGATTAATCTTACCAACTTTATTAGTGACTTCTTTCGGAACTAGACGAGAACCCATACCAGCTTTTCCTGCTACTTTACCTGCCGCTTTGCCTACAGCCTTTGCTACGTTTTTAAATATACCCATAAGATACATCCTTTTTCTTTAAGAATAAGAGGAATTAAATATTAGTAGTAGTTAAATTCTAACTAACTATGTAATCATTATAACATAGAAGAATCTAAAAGTCAAGTAAAACTTAAAGAAGAAAGAATATTTATTTTATTTAAGAGAAAGGATATTGACTTTAGATTAAAAATATGGTATAATAGTACTATATAGTAAACACAAAGTAAAACACAAACTAAAATCTAGTATTTAGATTAAGAGATACTTTGAGTAATGTCTCAGATCTATATAGTCTCTTAAACGCCCTCCTTTGTTTGTTAGAACCCCTTCTCTTTGAGATAGTCCAATTTAGCCTTTGTTGTGTCTAAGTAGGTACATCATAAATTCTCTTGTTAACACACATGACACCCCCCCCCTATCTAGTTCTATGTAGCACTCTGTCTTACCTTCGGTAAGTTAAAGACAGAAGTGTTTGACCTATGTGTAGTATACGATGTAGTATCTATGTAGTATACTCATACTCTATCTCTAACTCTCTTAGTATCTTTATGTGTAATCTTTATTGTCTAATTTATTTTAGCAGATGGATATGGATGATGTGGTGCACTATAGGTTACATTATATGTAGTTCTTACATGTGTTACATAATACTTTGTAGCTATTACATATTATAATATATGTTATTGATTATTATAGTATTTTAAGTGTGCGTTTTAGCACGCACTAAATTCAAAATCAAAGTTCAAAATCTAGTTGAGTCTAACGCTTTCTTATCACTCGCTTACGCTCGTTATACGACATCCTGTCGTGCTTGGTAGTGCACGTTTCGCTCGAGTCCCTCGCTCATTAGAGTATGGCATGACGGTCGCTGTCGCTACCCTGATGAACCTACGGTGAAGAGAGAGGATTACGCTATCCTTTGATAGCGGATTATACAGCTATTAACTTATAGATTATCAATGACTTCACTTCGTGATTTTCTTTGTCGGACAACAACAAAGAAAACCGCAGCTCACGCTGTTCTTATGAAACAATTTCATTGCCCTATCTGCATGATTACAGTTATAGATTGTGTTTGAGTGTGACAACTAAGACCAATGAAATTCTTTCAACGAATCATTGACAACCTATAAGGTTAACTCTGTCGATGACGCAATCAGAGGATAACATAACCCTCTCATTTATTATCTTAATCTTTATATGGAGTATCTATTATGGAAAACTTAATATTATTAATAACTTTTATCTGGACTTTGTGTATGGTATTTGGTGTAGCTGATTTATGTGTTACACTTATAGCTAATCACAAACATA